CAAGAATCACTAGAAGATTGGGTTATAAACAAATGTGAAGACTGGAGGGATTTTTACGAAAGTAATTATGAAAACAGATTTGAAGAATATTATAGACTATGGCGTGGTCAATGGGATCCTGCTGACAGTGAGCGTAGCTCTGAGCGTTCCCGTATTATTTCTCCTGCACTTCAGCAAGCTGTAGAGTCTAACGTAGCAGAACTAGAAGAAGCTACTTTTGGACGTGGTAAGTGGTTTGACGTTAGTGACAACCTAGGTGACACTGACAAGCAGGACGTACAGTTTCTACGTAACAAGCTTACGGAAGACTTTGAAAGCACTATGGTGCGTAAGGCTGTAGCAGAATGTCTTATTAACTCAGCAGTGTTTGGTACGGGCATTGGTGAAATTGTAATTGAAGAAGAAAAAGAAATGGCTCCTGCTACTCAACCTATTATGGGTGGAGATTTGCAAGCAGTAGGAGTAAACATTACTGACCGTGTCAAGGTAAAGCTTAAGCCTGTACTTCCTCAGAACTTCCTAATTGACCCTGTAGCTACTTCTGTTGATGATGACGCTATGGGTGTAGCAATAGATGAGTTTGTCAGCAAACACCAAGTAGAAATACTACAAGAACAAGGAGTATACCGTGACGTATATGTTGGTTCTGCCGCTCCTGATACTGACTTGGAGCCTGATCAAGACTTAACCATTTACAACGACGACAAGGTACGACTGACTAAGTACTACGGTTTAGTGCCACGAGAGCTTCTAGATTCCGCTACAAGCGACGATGACTCTGAAGAGGTAGCAGAGGCTGGGGAAGACTCAATGTACGTAGAAGCCGTTGTAGTGATCGCTAACGGCGGTATACTACTTAAGGCTGAAGCTAACCCTTACATGATGCAGGACCGTCCAGTAGTAGCATTCCCTTGGGATGTAGTACCCGGCAGGTTCTGGGTAGTACCCGGCAGGTTCTGGGGTCGTGGTGTATGTGAAAAAGGTTACAACAGTCAGAAGGCACTTGATACTGAGTTACGTGCTCGTATCGACGCATTAAGCCTTACGATTCATCCTATGATGGCTATTGACGCCACTCGTCTACCCCGTGGTTCAAAACCTGAAGTACGTCCGGGTAAGATGATTCTAACCAACGGAGACCCCCGTGAAGTTCTTCAACCTTTCAACTTTGGTCAAGTTAGTCAAATCACTTTTGCTCAGGCCGGAGCCTTGCAGCAGATGGTACAACAAGCAACAGGAGCCGTTGACTCAGCAGGAATCGCAGGTCAGGTTAATGGCGAAGCTACTGCCGCTGGTATCAGTATGTCTCTTGGCGCTATTATTAAACGTCATAAGCGTACACTGATTAACTTCCAACAGTCTTTCCTGATTCCATTTGTTAAAAAAGCTGCGTATCGTTACATGCAGTTTGACCCTGAGTCGTATCCTGTAGCTGACTACAAGTTTAACGCAAGCAGTACTCTTGGTATTATTGCTCGTGAGTACGAAGTAACACAGCTTGTACAACTAACAAGTTTAACGCAAGCAGTACTCTTGGTATTATTGCTCGTGAGTACGAAGTTACTCAGCTAGTTCAGTTGTTACAGACTATGGATCGACAGTCACCGCTGTACAATACATTGATTCAAAGCATCATTGACAACATGAACCTGTCTAACCGTGAGGACTTGTTAGCCGCAATGCAGAAAGCTATGCAGCCTAACCCTCAAGCACAACAGATGGCTCAAGCAGCACAGCAAGCACAACTACAGTTCCAGCAGTCACAAACAGCAGCACTGTCTGCTCAGGCTCAGGAATCACAAGCACGAGCACAGAAACTTGCTGCTGAAGCTATGGTTGTACCTCAAGAACTTGAGATTGACAAGATTAATGCTATCACCCGAAACCTTAAAGAAGGTGATCAAGAAGACAAAGAGTTTGAACGACGTATGCGTGTCGCTGATGCTCTCCTTAAAGAAAAAGCAATAGAAGGTAAAACAAATGTTAATAACGCAGAAAGAAATGCAGTCCCTGCTGGACCAAGTGAACAACCACTTCAAAGGAACATTCCAGCGTTTGGACCAGCTAGAGGCCAAGGTGGAGGAACTCAGTAATGCCAAAGTCGAAGGACCCAAAACTAGCACGAGCAGGGGTAAGCGGGTACAACAAGCCAAAGCGGACGCCAAATCATCCGACTAAAAAGTTTGTTGTTGTTGCCAAGGAAGGTGACAAGACTAAAACTATTCGTTTTGGCGATGCCAAGATGACTATCAAAAAAGACCAACCAGCACGGCGTAAGTCTTTTAGAGCACGTCACAAGTGTGACACAAACCCACCTAGTAAACTAACAGCACGATACTGGTCGTGTAAAAAATGGTAAGGAGATAACTATGGCATGTGGTAAATCCCATAAAGGAAAAAAGAAACGTGGCGGCAAAAAGAAAGGCTACTAAAAAAGCTAACGACGCATGTGCAAAGAAGGTCAAGTCTAGATACAAAGTCTGGCCTTCTGCATACGCTTCTGGTGCTGTAGCCAAGTGCCGAAAGGTTGGTGCTAAAAACTGGGGTAACAAAAGTGGCCGTACGAAAAAGTAAGAAAGGCGCTGCCCTTAAGAAGTGGTTTAAAGAAGAATGGGTAGACGTTAAGACTGGTAAACCCTGTGGGCGTAAGTCTGCTACTAAGTCTAAACGTCCCTATCCTTCTTGTCGTCCTAAAGCCGTCGCAGCTAAAATGACTAAAGGTGAAAAAGCTTCATCTGCACGTCGTAAAACAGGACCAAAACGTATTCAACATGCAGTTACAGCATCAGGACGTAGAAGAAAAACTACAAGAAATGCTTGACAAATGCATAAAAATATGTTATAATATAACTATAAAATATAATAAGAGATACTATGTCACCAGAGCTTGAAACTTATTTTAATAATTTTAACGTATTATTCAACAACGAAGGCTTCAAACAACTCTTAGAAGAAATCTCTGTAACTACCCAACAATTGTCTGATGTACAGACTGTTAAAGATGTAGAAGAACTCTTCTTTCGTAAAGGTCAGCTAGCTGCTTTTGCAACAATACTAAACCTAGAAGCAACTATAAAAGCTACTAGGGAGCAAGCTGAAGCTGAAGAACAAGAAGAAATCTATGTATAAAGTATATGATTTTAGGTGTGACAATGGTCACATCACAGAAGAATTTGTAGAGTCTACCGTTACAACCAGTAGGTGCGGCTGTGGCGCTAACTCTACAAGGATGGTATCTGCCCCGTCTTTTCACCTAAATGGGTCCGATGGTTCATTCCCCGGCGCTCATATGAAATGGGTACGAGAGCACGAAAAAGCAGGTAAGAAACAATAACTCCATAATGATTATAATCACGGAGATTAATAATGTCAAGAGCGACACTAGTTGACCCACAACCAGAAATGGACAACGTGGACGATATAAACGAAGAAGCAGTAGAGACTCAGTTTGAAGACCAAGAAGTACAAGCTGAACAATTTCAAGAGCAACCTACTCTTCCAGAGAAGTACCAAGGTAAATCTTTAGAAGAAGTCGTACAGATGCACCAAGAAGCTGAAAAGCTTTTAGGTCGTCAGTCAGGCGAAGTAGGTGAACTTCGTAAAGTGGTAGATGACTACATTGCTAGTCAAACACCAACACAAGCACCTCAACAAACTGTTGAGCCTGAAGATGATATAGATTACTTCACTGATCCACAAAGTGCTGTTAATCGTGCAATTGAGAATCATCCTAAGATAAAAGAAGCAGAGCAGTACTCTTCGCAGTATAAACAACAAGCTGCGTTGGCTATGCTTAATAATACAACAAGCTGCGTTGGCTATGCTTAATAATAAACACCCAGATATGCAAGAGATCCTTGGTGATCCCAAGTTTGCTGAGTGGATAAAAGCTTCAAAGATTAGGACTCAATTGTTTGTAGCCGCTGACCAGCAGTACGATGCTGACTCTGCTGACGAACTCTTTTCACTCTGGAAAGAACGGAAGCAAGTAGTACAACAGACCGCTAATGTTGAAAAACAGGAGCGTAAGCAAACACTCAAGGCAGCTAATACAGGCAACGCGCGTGGTAGTACCGAAGGGACACGGAAGAAAGTTTATCGACGGGCCGATATTATTAAACTTATGAGAACAGACCCGGACCGTTATACAGCATTAGCCGATGAAATCATGGCAGCGTATGCGGAGGGTCGCGTAAAATAATCTAGGAGATTATAATGGCTACTCAAACTTATCCCGGTACGGTTGGCGGCGGAAGTATCGTCAACAAAACAGCAGCAGCAACTTTCATTCCAGAAATCTGGAGTGACGAAGTAATTGCTGCGTATCAAAAGAACCTGAAGATGGCTCCTCTTGTTAAAAAGCTGCCAATGACAGGTAAAAAAGGTGATGTAATTCACATTCCTAAGCCCATTCGTGGCGCTGCTTCTGCAAAGGTTGCTGACACTGCTGTCAACATCCAAGCAAACGTAGAAGGTGAATTGCAAATTTCTGTTGATCGTCACTTTGAATACTCACGTTTCATTGAAGACATCGTAGAAGTACAAGCACTTAACAGCCTCCGTCAGTTCTACACTGAAGACGCTGGTTACCAGTTGGCGCTTAAGGTTGATACTGACCTTATGAACGCTGCTACTGGCTTTGGTAATGGTACTCTTGACCTTGCTGCTCCTTCTGGCGCTGATTGGGTTAACAGCAACAGTTACTACTTTGACGCTGCTTCGGCTGGTGGTACTCCACTGACTGCATTTGCTGCTTCAACTGTAGCTGCTGGTGATAACTTTACTGAC